ATTCAATACTTTGAATTTTACCATTAACAATTGTTGCCGAAGCATTCGCACCAGTGCCATCACCTTCAACCGTTATTTTGGGTTGTGAGACATAGCCAGAGCCAGGATTTGTTACTTGAATTGCCGTAATTCCAGAAAATGATTGTGGAATCTCATCGAACTGAACTTCTCTATCAACTCCCTGTGAATCTGCAACGGTAAATTTCGTCGAAGATAATTTGTTTACAATTGTTCCTCTACGCAGAGGTGTATTAAATCTAATTGTATAAGGTGTAGATAAGTTCAAACTTGGAGTAAATCTTTTTTGTAAACGAACCGAAACGCTAGAACCGATAATAGAGTTTGTGTCCACAGAATCAATCGTATCCTGAACTTTTGAAAGAATAAATTGTGACTCAAATTTATCAAGATTGGTTGTTTTATAAGCCAAAACCGAATTTCGTACTGCTGTAATTAATTGTTGTTCAGATAAAATAGTTTTATTTGGATCGTAAGTGACCAATGGTGAAACCAACAAGTATAAAAATTCTGGGTCACGAATAACGGTTTGAATAGCAACGATTGCCTTTGGCTTAATTATTTCATCAATGATTCGTTGTTTTTCTGTATCTGAAATATAATAGTTTTGTCTGGGTTTAAGAGAAATATAAACAACACCAAATTTAGGTGGAGATTCATCTTCACCACCCCAAACAGAAACCGAATCTACAGCAGGATAATTTTTTTGAATATAAGTTTCGTAGTCTTTAAATGTGACTAAACGATTTTGCGTTGTGAATTGTAAAGGCGCAGCAAATTTAATGTTATCTACAGACTCTCTTTCAGCACCACCGGCAGCTTCACTCACTGGATCGATTACAAAATCAGTTTGTGAGTTGCCTAAAGAATCTGCAAGAAGACCAGTCGCAACGAAATTGTTTGCTTTATTTGCAGCGGTGCCATTTGTGATTAAGTAGGTAATACCAACTGAAGCGCCGTTAGGTAAACTTTTACCAATTACATCATCACCGAAATAGATAGCATATCTTTCACCTCTATTTTCCTGCAAATAAAATACTCTAGACACGGTAGTTGCATCCGTGGCATCTGAAGCCAAAGTGTAAATTTCATAATCAGTATTTGAAACTGAATTTCGAACAGAGACAAACAGAGTAGATGTGTCGATGTTTGTATCTGGAAGAGAAAATATTTGTTTTGGATTTGTTGTTTGGTCATGAACATAATTGTATGTCACCAACTGACCTTCATATATCGGTAAATTTAAGAAAGTAAAATCTGTGTTTGATTTAGTTACTTTGTTTTCTTCCAAAGTTACGAAGTTATAGCTAATACCATCAATTTCATTTGATAAAAAAGAAAATCCTTTTGGTATAGTCAGTGTGCTATCATCAGTGTTGTCTGTATTTACAATGAAGTTAATTGTGGCACGTGGTGCTTTTCTTGAATAAGGAACATATCCTAAAACTTTTGAATGTGAAATAACCGAGTCACGTAGAAGAGCGGTGTCCAAAAAGGCTTCATTTGCTACCATATTCAAATAGTATGCATTATAATGCGTGTTGTACGCTAAGATGTCCAGTAAAACACTTAGGCCAGAACCTTCAAAATCATAGTCGGTAAACTCAGACTGTCCTTTTAAATAGGTCTTTAGATTCTGTTTAATTTGATCGAAGTCAAGTTCGGTAACTTGTAGTGGTTCAGCCATTTTATCTTATACGCTCTAAAAAGAAATTAATTGTAATTGGATTAGGCAAATTAACAATATAAAAAGTCATTGAAACTCTATAGCCATTTTCATCCGGTGCTGGTACAGCGACAATTGATTCAACTGATACTCTAGGCTCATAGTTATTAATAACGTCAAATAAACGTCTTTCTATTGAAGCACCAAAAACGGAATCAACTGGCTCAAACAGTAAAGCACGAATTGCAGAACCTAACTCCGGTTGAAATGGTCTTTCATAAAAATTAGTTGAAACTAGGTTTTTTACAGAGTTAATAATTGCCTTTTCGTTTAGGTGGCGACTGATATCCTTTTTAACAGGATGCACTGTAAAGTTTAAATCCAAGTCTTTATAAGCCCTTTCGACTTGAATTTTTGGTTCATTAGATGTGATTGTAGTTGACATCTTTTATTTATTCAACCTGCAAAAACGTTGCCAGAGCCAGCGGCCACTGAAGTACATCCGGAGATAGCATCACCAACTCTACCGGCACCCAAACCATTCACTTTGACTGTTGAAGAACCAGACGCTATTGGTGCTGCATGTGGTGGACACGGTGAACCCGGCAATAAATGCACTGTGTTTACATCACCCTGTCTAGACCAAGCAATACCATTTACAAATACGTTTGGTGATCCTGCTGCTCTGACCATACCCGAACAGTGTGCAACATCTGCATCACCGATTCTTGTTGCTGCTGGCACGTTCTCTCTCCATTAGTTGTTGTAGTTTTTCATTCCATAAGGACATCTCATCATGCTCATCATGTGTATGTGGTGCTGGAGGAATCTCCGGAAGAAACTTAATTACGTTATCAAATTCTTCCGGTATGTCTTCATAACTTGTGTAAGTTTTTAATTCACCATTCACTAGTATCACAAATTCGTGCGACATACTAGTTCAAGTCAATTCTTGGTGCAGTAAATTTCATATTACCACCAGAGTTTATCGTACATGTACCACCAATTTCTGCTTTAAAATTACCCGTTACATTTAGCGTAGCATTCTTCTTAACCGTTGCTGTCAAGTTTTCACCAATAGTTGCGGTAACATTCTTGTCTACTTTGACATAAGCATTTTGTTTCACATAAACTTCAGCATCACCTTGCACCGTCACAAAACATTTACCCATGATATAAACACGGTCATTACCCATGACGATTTCATAATTGTCTTTTGTAATCTTTTCTACCTTATCACCAGCAGGAAACCATTCTTGAAATGAACCGTTACGGTGTGCAAGTTGAATTCGTTCTTTACCAACGGTGTCATCGAATTCCATAACATGACCAGATTCAGTCTCAGTCACATTATTGTATGGATATTTCGCAGCGTACTGTGTTGTTGGTTCTGTCCAAGTACCGTTTACTGTTGGTACGGATTTTACTACATTGTCTTTACGTTCCTGTACAAACGTCTTTGACATATTCTCATCATTACGTGCCAAACGAGATGTTGTTGGCTCATCTAATATTCTTGGATAGGATTCAGCAGCAGATTTTTCTGTAATCTTAATACCTGTACCATCAGTACTGTAAGTTTTTGATGCTGGAGTTCGTGGTGAACTTTGCAGTTCAGAAGAAGTTCTTGCATCATTGAATCCATTTTGACGATTAGCCGCAAACAGAGGTATACCAGGAAGAACACCTAGAACTACAGGCTGTTGTGCATTTTCACCATCAAAGAAGAATCCAAACACCATATCACCCTCACGTGGTGGATATGTGTCTCTTGTATTCACAGGAAGTGAAGACTGTGCCCAAGGTAAATTATCAGTTGGTAATAAAGATTTATTATCTGTGTGCCAACCAACGCAACGAACTTTGCAACGACCTAATTTTAATGGGTCGCTGATTTTTTCGACAACACCGACCCACCAAATAAAACCATTTTTACCGGCAAAATCTTTATTTTCAGTAGCTTCCATAAGTTTCTATCGCCTTGTTTTGCTCTGGTACACTTTGTGGTACAAAGTCTGTTTCGTTTGATGTAGTTGCAAGTTCTAAAACGGTTTCATGCATATCATATTTAATAACGTGTCTTGCTGCGATGATTAAGTATTTACCACTCAATGAACGATCTTCGTTTTCTGAACCAGTTTCTTTTTTTGAAAAATCTGGTACACGTACATTTAAATTAAACCCTGAGGTCAATTGAAAATTACCAGGCATTACAAGTTTGATTCTCTTATTCATCAAATTGGCAAAAATTGCCTTACGTGCAAAGATAAAATCTTCTGTGGTTTCGACTTTTGAAATTGATGTTGGGTCGTATTTTTTAACATACGCACTGTTCTTTATATTGGCGCCAAAAATACTTAACACTTTTTTGGAGTCATAGGCTTCAGTTGCTTTTTCACCACCACGGTTTCTTGATTGTGAAAAGTTAGCGGTGTCATTGCCATGATCCATTGCATTATAGTGATCTTCAAATCCTATGCGTTTATTTTGTATTGTTCTGGTGATTGGGTCAAAACCAATAAATGTACCAGCAGCAACACCCTCTCTAGTAGTTTTTATTTTGTCCGACTGATTCACAACTTCAAAGTGTCTAGGACTTAACAAGTCTTGATTCGGTTTTGTCTCTTCTAGGTTTTTTGCTGGAAACTTAATCTTAAACAAGTAGTCAGAAGAAAGTAAATATGACAATGAAACAAAATTGAATCCTAAATTGTTCTCAAAGAAGATGTAGTTAGGTGATTTCTTCTGGTCAATCGCACGTTTAGCACACCATTCTA